CTCAGATCGTCGCAGAAAGCGTCGGCTAGGGCCGCTTGCGCACCGTCAAGCCCATCCTCTCCTGGAGGGCCGGGCGGACCGGGCGGACCGATGGGACCTGCCAGACCGAGGTACTCGTAGCGCAGCCCGTCCCAGGTGCACTCTTGGGTATCGGCGTCAGCCTCCCAGGGGATATCCGGACCGTCATCCCACCCGACATCCGGGCAGAAGAAGTCCTCGGCCTCCAGTTCTTCAAAGACACACCGGAAGGCGTACTCGATGCGCCGAAGCTCCTCTTCCAACTGCATCTGCGCCTTGGCATCAAGCGCAGTGATTCGCTTCCGGCGGTAATCACAAGGACGTATCGGCTGGACCATCAGGTCTGCCCGGCGAGGTCGTGGTCAATCGAGACCGCGTGCAACCTCCATTTGTCGGTGCCACGCATTCTCAGGGCGAAGGTGTCCGCTACCAGACGGGTCGGAACCTTGCGGCGCGAGGTCGGCGTGAACGTCCGCGGCACCTGCCAGCGAATGTTGCTCGGGGTCTTGTCCTGGCTCGGGTACCAGGTCAGCCCAACCTCCCACTCAACCGGCTCGCCTTCCATCTCCGGGTAGAGCGCGCGCACCACGCTGAAGTTGGCGCTGTCGGTGAATCGTATGCCGTGACGAAGCGCCTCGGTCGGCTTGCTGGCGCCGTCGTAGAAGAGAGGCGACCCGAATAGATCGTATTGCGTCAAGACTCCGGCATTGCTGCCAGTCCGGAAGGCCAGGATCATTGCGTCAGCGGTCGCAGCGGGGGCTGTGTCGTCCCAACTGGTATCAGGGCCAGCCTCCCACCCCTCCGCGCTGCCGCCGCTCCAGGAGTCGACTGTGATCGCCTCCGCACTCACCTTCCCGGTAGCCAAGTTGACCAAGGCGTAGCCAGGGTACTCATGGAGCGTGAAACTGTTGTGCTGGGTGTTGTACTTCAGAATCCCACCGAAAGAAGGAGAATCCACAGGGTTCCTAAAGGCAATCCAGACCTCATGCTGCGGCGCAAAATATCGCACCTGCACAGTCTCGAAGGCGTCCCCTACCAACACCCTGAGCACTGCTGTCTGGAGTCGCCCGAAATCAAGGTACCGGACTTGGTTGCCATCAAAGACCATGAAGCCGCGCTTGGTCACACCGAAGTGGACCTCGCTGCACACCGTGATAGCATCCGGGCTCTCGATGCCGTTGCAGGTCATGATGCGCTCAAGGCGCATGGGGATAGTCGGGTCACCGGTCGCCGATAGGCGCCAGATGGAATCCGTCTTGTAGAGGATGAGGTCGTCGCGCATCAGCGCCGCGGCGCTGAGTTGCCCCTGGGTGTCCTGCACCATCGCGAAGCCGGCGAAGTTGCCTTCCTCTGGCGTCCAGGTCGCCGGCAAGCTACCAGCCGGCGCCAAGCTGGACCAGCGCACCAGGTAAGGCGGCTGCCCGCTGGGCAGGTTGTTGTCCGATCCGCCGATGGCTACGAGCTGATCCTTGTAGGCGACTATCTGAAGCGCAGTCGCCCCTGTCGGCCACCCAGGCAGCGCGACTATCGAGCCGGACAAGGAGCCCTCCCAGGAATCATCTGAACCGGCTGCCCAAGTCTCATCGGGACCATCATCCCATGTGTCCCCGACGAAATTGTCTTGGTTGTCCCATGCTTCGTCCGACCCATCGACCCAAAGCGTATCGGGTCCGGAGTCCCACGAATCATCCAGAACTTCACCATACAGCGAGCACCAATAGAACGGGCCTGCCGAGGTGTTGATGATCAGACAGCCGCGGAAGACCGTGAAGCCAACCGGCCCACCACCGAGGTTGGCGCCGATTTGGACCCACGAGCTTCCAGTGCTGGCATACAGGTCCGTGCCGTCACTGACCAAGTTGACGACGGACCCCTCGACCTCATACAGAAAGACGTAGAGCGGGTCGACCGGGGTCGGCTCGCCATAGAGAACATCGGCGCCTGCGGAGTACAGATCACCATCGCGGATATCGACGTTGGTCAGCCCCGACCACTGAGACGTACCGAGGCCGGTCTCGAAGAGGTCGTAGTTGACACCCCCGATGCCAAAGTTCTCAAGGCGAGTGAGCATTTATGCGGTACGCCGGTGGAACGCGATCTGGTTGTCCGTGTAGTTGTTGTCGGCGTCCGACCCAGCCTCGACAGTGTCCAGGGTCATCGTACCCTGCTTCTCCCAAGTGCCGCCAATAACATCTCCTGGTCCTGTAGGGCCTTCCAGGGTTGCGAGAACAACACCGACTGGGTAAATCTGCTCCATGTGGCTGGTGTCTGCCACGGCGCCGTCCAGGTCTTTGGAGAAGTTGCGGATCACCTTCTTGATGCCGCGGAGATGGTCATCGCCTTCGCGACGGGAATCGGTAGACGCCGGGTTGGTTTCGACCAGGTCGTCCGGAAAATCAAACGTCGTTTCAAGGCCCATCAGTAATATCCTCTGCGAGATTTAAGCGGCTGCCGCCGCGGAACTGTGGCTGACCAAGCCGCCTTCACGACTTCGGCCAATCGGAACTGGAAGTCTTGCTCATACCGTTGCCAGATGTTGTCCGGTTCACGAAGGAACCGAGCCGCCTCCGCACAGCCGCCGGCAACGAAGAGATGAGGGAACAGGTTGAACAGCGGCTGGGTGCCGCCGTCCTTGAGCGCCACCGGGCGCTGGTAATAGGTCAGCACCAGCGTGTCGTCGGGGTCGACCGAGAAGACCATCTCCTGCCCGAAGATGGCCCACACCTTCGGGCGCGCGGTCGCGTCGGTGTAGCAGCGTTGGGCATCCAGCAAGTCGTCCTGGGTCACCGACTCCCACGTCCCGTCCTGCCCCACCAAGGAGGCCGGTTCCAGAAGGTCAGAGGGGACCAGGAACGGGGCGCTGTCGTCGCCGCCCTGCGAGGTGTCCAGGATGTAGACTCGCTCCACCATCTGCGGGTGGCGGACCGTGGTGTAAATGCGCGCCTCGGCCTGCTCAATGAGCGTACCAATCATGGCCTCAAACACCGGGTCCGGGTCAGGATAGTGCCCGAGGTACGAGAAGATCGCCGACTTCAGTTCGGTGTACGTCATGTATAGACCTTCTCGACCTCGTTCAGCAGCGCGATTGCTGCAAGTCTAGCCGACTCCGAGGATGGATGGTAATCCCCGAGCGCACCGAAAGGCGGGGCGTTCTTTAGAGACGGCTCCCACTCAGACCAAATCTGAATCGGGGTCGCACCCTCCGCTTGAAGCGCCGCCTTGTAAGCCGCGGCATAGGTCGTCCAGCGTTCGTTGAACTGTTCCTGGGTCACGCTGAACGAGTCATAAAGATAAGGGACACTTCGCCCCTGAGAGGGACACAGCTCGGAGAAAAAGACGTTGTGGGCCAGTTGCCCAAGCAGGCCGATGTTGATCACCTGGTCGTCGATGGTCGGGTAGTCATTCTCGGCCATCGCGTCGATGATGCACGCCCCGCTAAACCCGAGCACTGCCCAGTCGAACTTGAAGTCGGTGTCGTCGTCCCCGGTATTCGGATCGATCCTGGCGTCTTTCTCATCAATGCGCGCCTGAATCATGCCGGTGTATACGGATGGAATCGTACCCGGAAACCCGTCATCCGCCAGCGAGTGACCCTTGGGGGCCATGAAGGCTGCGAGCCAGTTCACCAGTAGGGGGCCGGCGTCACTGCTTCCGATGATGACGTGCTCGCAGGATGCTCCGACGTAGTAACCACGTCGAAGCTCGCCGATCCCTCCATCGGGGAGGTCTTGCCTCCCGTCGGTGATCATGTCCTGGATCGATTCAATCGTCATCGCCAAGAGCCTCCGCAAGCACGGCCACCACGCCCTCAAGATTCGTTGTATGGCCACTCCGAAGATCGCGAAGAGCCGCCGCGGCGACCGCGTGGACGAGGACAAGGCAGTCGCGGCGGACAGCCGCCTCTTGCCTGCGTGCGGCCTCAAGGCGGGCCTTCAGCGACTCCGGGGTGTCGATGACCATCAGACCTCCGGCCAGTCCTCACCAAGTGCGTCTGCCTTGGCGCGACCGAACTTCTCGCCGACATCGCAGATAGCCCGGATCACCGCAAGCTGCCAGGCGTTGGCGATGGCGGATGAGCCCAAGTCCGGGTTCGGAATTTCGATGGTTTGGTCGACGCCTTCGCCGAAGCGGTGGATCGTGATGTTGCAGCCTTCAGTAATTCTGCCCATGGTCTACTCCAGCGGTCTTCCGCATGTCTTACAGGTTTCAGGCTTTTGGTTCCGGCCAGAAGAACTCGATGACGCCCGCAATACCGACGCCAGCGACGACAACGTACTCGCTGACCCCCTCGGGAAGTGTAACGCCAATAGAAGTCAGCACAAGGAACATGCCGGTCCAGGTGGATCGCTCCTTCAGGCGCTCCAGAAGAAAGTCACCGATTTTGACGATGCTGTTCATGTGATCTACCTTTCTGGTTCGGACGGATAGGAATCACACACCGTGTTGCCAAGTGCCAGGCACCAAGCAATCACTAATGCGGCTCGGCACAAAAGGGTCATCGGGTTCTCCCTTCAAGGGCTTCGATTCGTCGGCGAAGCTCCGCGCCCTCGGTCCCTGTGAAGGGGTCTTTTCGAGCCGCTGCATCTGTTTGCAGGGAGTGGATAGCCCGCTCGTTTTCAAGAATCTTATCGATCCATCGCTCGGCGCTTCGCTCGTGCTCTTCGCGATGGATTGAATTAGCATGTGCTTGCTGGGCAATGGCGGCCAGTGTAGCAGCGTCGGTGATGTAGGTATTAGCCAACTCCTCAACGGAATGGTTAAGAACAGCAATATCACGCCAAGCAAGAACCCCCTGCCCAGCCATAGCCACCAGCACCGCGATGAATGCAGGGACGATGATGGCGGCAAACCGTGAAAAACCATCCTGTTGACCTAGTCGTTGATGGTGAGCACTGGGGTGCTCTGACGACTCTGTTGTATCACTCATTACACCCCTCTCGGCGCCCTGAAGAAACGGATGTCCC